CCACCTCGTAGGCAGCCTTAATTGTAATTGGGTGTATAAATTTAGACACGTTTATAAAATCTAGGTGTAAAGTCTCCTTCCCATGATAACCCACGTAGGGTAGCTGGTGCGGGATGACTTGATTTAAGTGTAATACCTACATTAATATTTCTTTCATATATAGGTACGGTTTTAATATACTCTGCTAAGTAAGGTGCATCAGAAGTATCATACTCATCTAATAAAGCTGACTCATATACTTCAGTGTAGTCAGGTTTACCTTTACGAGTTAATGTAGTTTCGTAAAGACCTATTTTACCAAAGTGTACTTTGACTCTATGTAACACAACTGATGAATTAACATCTGCGAAAGACTTATCACCTTCTATTTTTGTAGGATATATTCGTGGAAACTCTGCTTTATATTCGTACAGGTATCCTATTTTAAGTGCAGTTGCAGTATTAGTAGCTTGCGACCAGTCACCGGGTAAAGTAAAATCATCATTAGGATTATTACCTAATAAAGTAGGGGTAGCATATCTACCTACTCTCGTGTTACCAACTACGTCTATAGTATCAACGACTACTAAACTGCCGTTGCCACTACCTACATCTGGTAGCCACGTAGCCTTATTTGTAAATGTTGTAAGATTTGTAGCTGAATCATATACTCCGTCTTCTAAATCTGTATAATTATCTAGATGAAGATTATAAATAACTCCATCTTGAGAAATAGAATCATTTTCATATAGTGCATTAGTACTTGTATCAGGATCTGTAAGAGATACTTGTTGTAAAAAACTATCCTGATCTATAAAGTAGTAGGTATCATTAATAACAAAGTGATATTTTAAAGCTCTGTTAAATTTCCATTTAAACCAAGCTTGCTGTTCTCTTTTATCAGCTACGTTAAAGTACTTGAATCCATATACTGTATCAGAGTCAGTTTTACCTATAAGTACTAATGAGTTTTCTCTTGAGTTAGTAAGTAAATCTACATCTTTCGGAATAAGACTTGGAACAACCTTACTCTGTTCAACAACATCAGGTTCACCTTCTCGGGCTATGTTAGCCATTTCATTAAATCGGCTAAACTTACCAGAGTTATCTACGTAAGCTACTGTTGTACCTAAAGATATAGGTGGTAAATTTACGTTGTAATTAAATACAGAAATACTACGTAGTTTCGCTGTTTCTGGGTTAAGTATTTCAGAGTCAGTAGATAACAAAAATTGCTGGTTACTACTAAAAACAACCAGTCCACTATTAATTTCTAAAGCATCAAATATTTCTGATGGAAACATAGATGAAGCAGATATATCAATAGGATCAGTTGCACCAACAGTAAGAGCTGATTCTATAAAAAAGTCAGGTGTACCAAATGTACCCGGTCTAGATAGTATTACGTTTTCTCCAGATAGTATTGCAAGTCTATTTCTAAAAAATACAATCTTATTAATTCTAGCTGCATCTAATAACTCGTTGCTTGTTTGTGCACCTTTTGCGGTTACAAATGATGGGTAAGGGTTTGTTGTATTATCTCCTACCAATCTATCTTGAAAAGGAAATCGTTTAACTGTAAATGTTGCTATCTCAGTAGATGTGCCGGGGTTAGCTAATCCTGTTCTTTGTATAGCCAACGGCATGTTAAACAGACGTCTAGGTATATCAGGTTTAGAACATTCATTCCAAGAACCTGAGCCATCACGTCCGTTCTGTCCATCAAAACGAAGGTAGTAATCATCTTCTTCTGCAAGTCGAGCGTTAGCAACTTTGACAATATAACCATGTCTACATTGATTAGGTAGGCGTGACACATCGTTAACAGAAGATTGCATGACTCTCATAAGATCTTCTTCTACAATTTCTACGTTAAATGGATTATTGCTTGAATAGTATATTCCAGTACCTATAACTCTAGCAGTAATACCAGAAGGTAATCCTGTTGTAAGACCTCCTAAAATGGTATCAGCTGTAATAGCTGTGTCAGCATCAAAAGGAGTAGGTGCTGGTCTAATTAGTCCGTCAGCTGTTGAACTAACTGTAGCCTTTACGTTAGTAGTTTCGGTTTCTAAAACCTTAATAGTTACTGTAGCTTGACTTCCGCTAGTGCTTGGAGGGTTTCCACTTGTAGTTACGTTAGCTGCTTCATCTGCAAAAGGAGGACTGATAGTAACTGTATCATTAACTTGCCAACCTTCACCGCCATGTAATAATGTAACCTCTAAGCTATATGCAGCTCTGTAGTTTTGTCCACCCGGACCTTCACTAGCAGCACTATAGTTAGGGCTTACACCTTGCTGACCTAAAGCTGAAAATCTAAAAGTTAAATTTTTACCATTACCTGTTCCTATACCTGATCCATTTCCACCTTGCTTATTTTCGGTAAAAACACCTGTACCGATACCGGGACAGTGACCTGTGCCATCAGTTTCATCATAGGTGTTAGCTGATATTTCTATTTTAGTTGCTCTTTCTATTGCGGTTGTAGTATCAGAGTTGTATATATTTAAACCATATTGCCTACCATTCTCGGTACGTAATAAGTCAACAAATGCAAAGTGTGGTTCTGGTCTAGCTGGTGTTAATGGTGTAACCGTACATGCAGTATCTGAGTTTACAGTTCTACTGTTAGGTAATGTAACTGTAAATGTACCATTCGATGCGTTAGAGTTAGGAGTTGTAACAGTTAAATACTGACCACTGTCTCCGCTAGCTGCTCCAGTAAATGTTATATCGAGAGCATAACCTACTGTAAGTTCATGAAACCCATAACTGATAGTAACAGTTGTACCGCTTTGTTGATAAGTAGCTTCAAACGAATCTCTAATTGCAGTTAGTGGATTAGTGATATCTCTATTACTAACAAAAGTCGTATCATTAATTGTAAGAAACTGTAAGTTTTCTGGGTCACTTGTAGCTAGATAAGCTTCACAAGCTGTTTCTCCACCTGTACCATATACGACATTCTGTTCAGCACCAGCATTATCACCACTAGCTTTCCAAACTCTTACATTACCATTAGAATCTATTTGTCCAAGATATGCTCCTTCATTCTCATCACGAAAGTAATGAAACCAAGAACCGCCTGACTGTACGTTAGCAAGCTTAGTATCTCCTACTCTCTTAGCACCCGGTCTTTTAAATAATCCTTTAGTTACATCAGGTATTGCATTTATAATGTCTTTTAGCTGACCGGGAAACTTAAGATGATCTGGCTGTTCAGACATACCAGCTGCATAAGCCGGTACTGTCTGTCTAATACTTGTCATTAACGTCCTCCAAGAGTTGTCCAAGGTTGATAGGTTTGGTAAGTACTATTTTCTGGGAAGTTGAACATAGAATGATTACCTTGATTACATTCATATTCCATAAGTGATGCTCGAGCTTGCTGCTCTTGTGCACCTAATAACTGTACTAATTGAGGGTTAGCAACAAGTTGTGTAGCTGCCATTCTTGATGCTCTATAAGTAATAAAACGTCTAAATGGTATAGGTAAATCTTCAAACGCATATAATCTAACAACATCTAAAAGAATCTCACCTTCCCAATCGTTATCTTTGTGAGTCATTTTATTATATAACTTACCATTTCGTCTGACTATATTTGTAGTCTTTTTAGCCCAAGGGTCAGTTACATCTATTCTGATTATATCGTCACCGATAATTATTTGTTTGTTAACATCTGGTGTAAATGGTACATGTTTTTCTGTATTAAAGTGCCAACCTTCTGCCTGTGTGTCTACGTTAGCATCTCGTAACAAGTTATATATAAATGCTACTTCTGGGTTATCGTATGCTGATACACCCGGTATTTCTTGTCCTGTAGCGTCTACTACATTTCCAAGGTTGGTTACTGGTGCTTGACCTATAGCTCCCAGTATTGCATTTACTGCGGATAGTTCTGTATCGAGGTCAATAGTTGTGGAAGCCATAAACTTTTGTAAATAAAAAAAAGGGAGCCGAAGCCCCCTGTATAAAAAATAATAATCACTATTAAGTGAATGATGCGTTAGAAACAGCAGTGTTGTTGAAGTTAGATGAAACGTCAATTCCAGCTACTAATTCTACAGCAGCAGCAGGGTTTAGGAAATCTGCACCCATTGCTAAACGACCTAAGATTACGTCGCCTTGGTAAACCACACTTATGTCTCCACTTGTTACCTGTACTTGAGGACCGATTGCCTCTACTACAGCACAAGCTTCCTTCTGGAAGATCAAACCACATGACTTAGCAAACTTAGCTGCTGTACCATAGTTGTTGATTGTTTTCTGTGTGTTACTGTTAGATGGTGTTGTCTT